CCGAACGAGGCGTCCGACGAGGAACGCGCAGTGGGCTTCGCCAAGGCGCTGGCGCGGCGGGCGGTGCTCGCCTGGGAGGGTATCGGCGATGCGGACGGCAAGCCGATCGATCCCAGCCCTGAGGCCATCGACGCGCTGCTCGACATCTGGCCGATCTTCGAGGCGTTCCAGTTGACCTACGTCTCCAAGGGTCTGCTTCTGGAGCGGGAAAAAAACGCCTCCGCGCTCTCGCCGAATGGTCCTTCGGCGGGGGCGAGCGGTACTGCGACGCCTGCCAAACTGCGTGCGAAGGCTGCCCGGCGCGGCTGAACCGACCAATGACGCATGAAGGCTGGCAGGTCTGGGACCTGGTCGGCCGTCTCGGCGGCCAACTGCGCGTCCTGCCCGGTGCGGTGATCGGCTGGGACATGTCGGCGGCACTAGCGCTCGGTGACGCCCTCGGCGTGCCGCCGCTCGCCATGGCCGAACTGCTGCCCGTCATTGAAGCGGTGATGGTCGCCAAACTCAACGAACAGATGGAACGCCCCAATGGCTGAAAAACGCGTCAGCGTCCGCCTTGCGGCAGTCGGTGGTCGGCAGGTGCGCGCCGAACTGGAAGGCGTCGGCGAAGCCGGTGCCCGAGGCTTCGGACGGCTCAGTCGCGAGATGGAAGCGGCCAACACCCGGCTGGCGGCTTTCTCGCGGCGCGTGCGTGTGGCCGCCGCAGCCGCAGTGGCCGCAGCCGCCGCTGCTGGCGTGGCGATGATCCGCTCCGGCCTCCAGACCGTCGATGCGCAGGCCAAGCTCGCGCAGTCGCTCGGCACCACCGTCGCCTCGATTCAGACCCTGGAACGCGCGGGCGAGCTGGCGGGCGTGTCCATGTCCGGGATCGAGCAGGCGACGAAGGATCTGACGCGCCGCCTCAGCCAGGCGGCCGCCGGAACCGGCCCCGCCGCCGACGCGCTGGACCGGCTGGGTCTTTCGGCCAACGACCTGATCGCGCTGCCGCTGGACCAGCGCGTCGGCGCGATCAACGCCGCCATCGAGAGCTTCGTGCCTGCCGCCGAGCGTGCGGCCGTGGCAGGCCAACTCTTCGGCGAGGAAGGCTCCATCGCCATGTCGCGGATCGACACCGCGACGCTGCGCCAGGCGACCGAGGACGTCCTCGCCTTCGGCGTTGTCGTCTCGGAGCAGGATGCCGACCAGATCGAGCGGACGAACGAAGCGATCTCGCGCCTCGGGCTGATCTGGCGCGGGCTGTCGAACCAGCTGGCCGTCGCTGCGGCACCCGCGCTGGAAGCGGTTGCCAATGCCATGGCGGCCATCGCCAGCCGCAGCGGGCCGCTCGGCATCGCCATTCGTGGCCTCTTCGACAATATCGGCCGCCTGACGACCTACGCCGTGACCTTCGCGACCTTCCTCGCGGGCCGCTGGGTCGCCGGGCTGGCCGCCGCCGCGCTGTCGGTCCGTGGGTTTGCCACGGCGCTCGTCGTGTTGCGCGGGGCGCTGATCCGCACCGGCATCGGCGCTCTGATCGTCGGCGTCGGGGAGCTGATCTATCAGCTTTCCCAGCTCGTCGCCCGCGTGGGCGGGGTCGGCGAAGCCTTCCGGCTGCTTTCAGATCTCGCCGCCGAGGTTTGGTCGAGGGTCGGGCTCGCGCTCGACGCCGCGCTGGCCCGCATGGCGGCGGGATGGGAAGGGCTGAAGGCCGCCGCGCTCTCGGCGCTCGACGGAACCGTCGCGGGCGTCGTGGGGTTCGGGGACCGCACTGTCGCGATCTTTCAGGGCGCCTATGACGGCGCGGTGGCGATCTGGGGCAGCCTGCCGGGCGCCATCGGCGATTTCGCCTACCAGGCCGCGAACGGGCTGATCGGCGGGGTGGAGGCCATGCTGAACGGCGTCGTCACCCGCATCAACAGCTTCATCGAGACCTTGAACGCCGCGCTGGCCCTGCTGCCCGAATGGGCGACCGGCGAAGGCGGCGTGCGGATCGGCACGCTCGACGCGGTGGACCTGAGCCGGATCGACAACCCGTTCGAGGGCGCGGCGACGGCGGCCGGCACCGCTGCGGCCGATGCGTTTTCCGCCGCGCTTGCCCGGACCTATATCACCCCGCCAGATCTCGGGCTCGGCGCCATGGCAGACGACGCGCGCGCCCGCGCCGATGCCTATCGCGAGGCCGCTGGCATGCTGACCGACGCGGCGACCCGGCCGCTCACCGCCTGGCAGGCGCTGAAGGATGCCGTGGCGGGATCCGGCACGGAGGCCGAGACCGCGCTGGCGGATGCCGCGACCTCCGCCGATGCACTCGCGGCCGGGCTCGACGACGCCGCTGCCGCCGCCAATGGCGCCGGAGGTGCTGCCCGCGATGCGGGAACCGCCGCTGGTGAAGTTGCCGAGCGCGCTCTGACCGGATGGCAGGCCGTGACGGCGGCGCTCTCGGACTATGCCAGCCGGGCACGAGAGATCGGCGGCGACATCGGCCAGAGCCTCGTCAGCGCCTTCCAGTCCGCCGAGGACGCGGTCGGTGAGTTCGTGAAGACCGGAAAGCTGAATTTCCGCGATCTGGTGACCTCGCTCATCGTGGACCTGGCGAAACTGGCGGCGCGGCGCTTCATCCTCGGCCCCATCGCCAACGCGCTCTCGGGCGCGCTTGGCGGCGCGGGCGGGATCTTTGCCAATATCCTGCACGCGGGCGGCATCGTCGGATCGTCCGGCCCCTCGCGCCTGGTCCCGGCCATGGCCTTCGCGGCCGCGCCCCGGATGCATTCCGGCGGCTGGGCAGGTCTCAAGCCAGACGAGGTGCCCGCCATCCTGCAACGCGGCGAGCGGGTTCTGTCGCGCCAGGAGGCGGCAAGCGACCGCCGGACCAGCGCTCCAACCGTCAACATCACGATCAACGCCCGCGACGCCGAGAGCTTCCGCCAATCCCGCACGCAGGTCGCCAGCGACATTGCCCGCGCCGTGTCGCTTGGCCGGCGCGGCCTTTGAGGATCCCCCATGGCCTTCCACGACGTCCGCTTTCCCGACACCATCAGCCGGGGCGCGCGCGGTGGACCCGAACGCCGCACCCAGATCGTGGAGCTCACCTCCGGCCACGAGGAGCGCAATGCCAGCTGGGCCAACTCGCGCCGCCGCTACGACGTCGCCTATGGCATCCGCCGCGCGGACGATCTCGCCGCCGTGATCGCCTTCTTCGAGGCGCGCAATGGTCGGCTTCACGGCTTCCGCTTCAAGGACTGGGCCGATTTCAAGTCCTGCCTGCCATCGCAGACCCCGCTTCCGACCGACCAGCCCATCGGCCTCGGGAACGGCGCCATCACACAGTTCCAGTTGGTCAAGCGATACGCCTCAGGCGCCCAGTCCTGGTCCCGCCCGATCACAAGACCGGTGACAGGGTCAGTCCGGATTGCGGTCAATGGCACTCCTGTCGCCTCCGGCTGGTCGGTGTCCTCATCCACCGGCCTTGTCAGCTTCGCGGCGGCCCCGGCAGCCGGGGTCACGATCACGGCCGGCTTCGAGTTCGACGTCCCCGTCCGCTTCGACACCGACATGCTCGACATCACCCTCGATCTCGAGCGCCTCGGCTCGATCCCCTCAATCCCGCTTCTGGAGATCCGGCAATGAACGATCCCGATGGCTTCCTGAACGCCGTGCTGCGCGAACTTGGAGCCTCGACCGCTGTGATCCTGGCAGCCTGGGGCGCCCTTGGCGGGGCAACCAACGCGCTGACCACCAGGATGCGCCTGCGCGATGCCCTGAGGCACATCCTGCTCGGCGGACTGATCGCCGCCGGTATGGGCAGCCTGTCCATGGCTCTGATCACCAGCTGGCTGAACCTGCCTTCCGAGACGATCCCGGCCGGCAGCGCCGCCGGATCGGCCGCCTATCTGGTCGGCGTCTTCGGTCCAGCCTTCATCGAAGTCGTGTTGGCCCGGTTGCGCCGGCCAAAGGACGGGGGCCGCCATGAATAAGCTGCGCTGCCTTGCCCTCGCCCTGCGCTGCAGGCGCTCCGACCCCGACCGAGTGTTCATCCATCGTCTTCGCGTCGGTCTGGTGATCGCCGCGCTGATCCTGCTGTTCTCGACCCTGAGGTGACACCATGCGCATGAGTGACCGCGGCCTCGTTGCCCTCATCCGGCACGAAGGCATCGTCCCCGGCCCTTACCGCGATGCCAAGGGCATCTGGACCTTCGGTATCGGCCATACCGCAGCCGCCGGCCCTCCGGACCCCGCTCGAATGCCGCGCGGCATGCCCGCAGACCTGGAGGCCGGCATCCGGGACGCTTTCCGCGTGTTTCGGACCGATCTTGCCCACTATGAAGCCGAGGTGCGGCGCGCCGTCACCGTTCCCCTCGCCCAGCACGAGTTCGATGCACTCGTCTCGTTCCATTACAACACCGGCAGCATCGCCCGCGCCGCGCTGACCCGCCATCTCAACGCCGGCAACCGTGCCGCGGCCGCCGAAGCGTTTCTGCACTGGCTGCGCCCGGTCGTCCTCAAGCCGCGCCGCGAAGCCGAGCGCGATCTGTTCCGCCAGGGCCGCTATCCCACTGACAGCATACCGGTCTGGTCCGTCGACCCTGCAGGCCAGATCGACCTCGCTCGGCCTCTGCGCAGCTTGAGCGAAGCGCAGGCTCTTGCGCTTCTGTCGAGTACCGAAAGCGCAGCTCCAGTCACACACCCCGCCCCTACCCCGTCCCTCCCTCTCCCGATCCAGAAAGGACCTGCCATGACCTGGA